CAGAGCTTCTACGATCTGACCAACTTGTATTAGTTGCCTCTCCCCCTTGTGCCCAGGGTGCCCGTACGCTATACGACATGCTGATCACTAGCCTTGTCGTGGCAGCGCTGGCCGTGGCGCGTCTTACCAGGCTGCTTGTGTCTGACAGCATTACCGTTTTCATCCGCCAGTGGGTGATCCGAACCTGGGGCCCGGACTCTCTGCCCTCCAAGCTTTTTCATTGCTCGTGGTGTATGTCTATCTGGATCGCCCTGCCGGTGATGCCAGTGGCCACCCTGTTCCCTAACCGCTGGGTCATTGCCATCCTGGCCATCCCTGCGGCCTCCTACCTGGCCGGGTTTCTAGCGAACCGGGAAGATGGAAACTGATGGCAATTGGTCGGTCCCGCAAATCGTTGGTGCCAATCACCACCGGGCATGACGCACCTCAGAGCTTGGTGGCGGCGGCCATACGCATCACCAACATCGAGGGACGTGGCTGGCCCACCTACAAGTTCGGCGACGACTCCTGGCAGAACGAAGCGTGGCGTCTGTATGACGTGATCGGAGAACTCCGCTTCGTGTCGAACTGGATCGGATCGGCCCTGTCCCGGGTGCGATTCTATGTGGCCGAGGTTGACAAGAATGGTCGAGTCCAGGCCGAGACCAAGAAGGTGAAGGTCGCAGCCCTGGCTGACACCTTGCTAGGTGGTCCGGCCCGTCGACCCGAGCTGATCAGGTTGGCCGGAATCAACCTCACCGTTGCTGGGGATGCCTACTTCGTCGGGCGCAGTACCGATGACCCCCAATCAGATGAGTGGTTCGTTTTGAGCAGGGCGGAGCTGAAGCGGTACACCAGCTCAGGCAAGAACGAGATCACCAACATGATGGGTGACCCGGGGAAGCTGAATCCCGAGACGGACATGATCATCAGGACATGGACCCCTCATCCACGCCGGACCATGTGGTCGGATTCCCCCACCCGGGGGGCCATGCCGATGCTGTTTGAGATCGAGCGACTGACCCGGTACGTGTTCGCTCAGATCGACTCCCGGCTCGTGTCCGCTGGCCTATTCCCCATCCCTAAGGAGACCTCGTTCCCAGACGAGGAAGGCAACTCTGTCGAGGGGGCCGAGGCCCTCACTCAGACCCTGCTCCGCTACGCCTCCTCTTCCCTGAAGGGTGAGGGCACGGCCGCCGGGGTGGTGCCCACGTTCGTGGAGATGCCCCTGGAGGCACTAGGGAAGCTGGAAAATATCCAGTTCACTTCGGAGCTGTCCAAGCAGGCGATGGACCTGCGCACTGAGGCCATCCGCCGGTTTGCATTGGCCATGGACATTGATCCCTCCATCCTCAGTGGGGCCGGTGAGGCCAATCACTGGGGCGCCTGGCAGATCATGGAGGGTCAGATCAAGGTTCACATTGAACCATTGGCTAGCCGCATCTGTGACGCATTGACTCAAGCCTATCTGGTTCCTGCCCTGAAGTCGATCAAGGAAGATTTCGAGAAGTACGTCCTCTGGTACGACACGGCACCACTGACGGTTCGACCTGAGCGCCTCAAAGAGACGCGAGAGATGTACGACGCCGGACTTGTATCAGCACAAGCAGTAAGGAACGCGGGGGACTACAAGGACTCCGATGCGCCCACCGATGAGGAAGCATCCCAGAAGTTCGTCAAGGAACTCATGCTGCGCGATCCGAACCTGTTCCAGATCCCTGCGGTACGACAACTGATCGGTATTTCTGACGACGTGCTGCCCCCGGACAAAGTGTTCCCGCCACAGCAAGGCGGAGCCGGTGCCCCCCCGCCACCGGCTCCGCCGACCGGGATCAGTGATGCCTCCGGTCCACCCATGCCCCAGATCACTGAGGCGCAGAACGCACCAGGTGGACCTCCCCCGGCCCCAGCGGGAACACCGGCCGGACTCACTGCTGCTGTTAGCGTGCAGCCGCTGAACGTCTTCGTTGTCAGTAACGCCACCGTCCTGCGAGCCCTGGAGCTGGCGGGGAAGAGGCTGGTAGGTAACCAACATCGATCCGAATTCACGTGCCCGCCGTACGAGTTGCACACCAAGATCCAGGTCCGTGATGAGGCGCACGCCCATAAGGTACTGGCCAACGCTTGGGACCATCTCCCGCTTCTGGCGGAACAAGTGGACCCGACCCTGGACTCCCAGGCGCTCGGTGCGGCCCTTGACCGATACTGCACCACCCTCCTGACGCGACAGAAGCCGCACCATGTCTACCTATTGCAGGAGTACCTGACCAGAGCCGGGTTCCTCCATGAGCAGGGGTGAGGATGAACGTTCTCTCGGGGCGACGGTTAGTGCTGCACTACGACGATGGCTCGACAAGGCTCGCAGTGCCGTCATGCGGTCAGGAACTCCGGATCCAACTGCAATCTATGGACTCCAGTCCGACTGGAACTCCGAGGTCGACACCATCCTTAGTGAGATCGGGAGAATTGGTGTCGGAGCCTGGAGTTCTGCAACTGATGTCCCTCCAGTTTCACGCCACGCTTTCGTTGTCAGCTACTTGGCAGATGTACAGAATCTGCTCGTCCGCGTTCCCGACGAGGTTGCAAACCTTGTCTTTGCGGAAATTACCGACGGTACCAACGCTGGCGAGAGCAGGGATCAGATCGCGACGAGGATCGACAAGGTACTCAGTTACACGGGCTCGGAGCGCTGGCCGAACCGAGCCAAAGTGATTGCCCAGACCGAAGTCAACCGCGCTTATGGTGCGGCCACCATGGCGGCCGGTATCGAACAGGCCAGAGTAACCGGTCGACAGTTGACCAAGCGATGGGACACCAAGGACGATAACCGTGTGCGATCTCCACATCAGGAAGTTGACGGAGTAACGGTGCCCGTCTGGTATCCGTTCTACGTTGACGGTGTGCCAATGATGTTTCCCGGGGATCCATCCGCCCCACCGCATCTGGTCATCAATTGCCGGTGTGAGTTGCACATTGGAAACGAGGTGACCCGTGGTTGATCCGAATCCAGCCAGGGGTATGCCGCTTCAACTCCAGCGGTACTGGCTCGCCGGTAAGGGCGCAGCCAAGATCCGCTGGAATGTGCCGGGCGACTTCAAGCGCTGCGTCCGACAGCTGCGTAAGTACTTCCCCACTAACCCCGAAGGTCTGTGCAACATCTTGCACACCAAGGCGACCGGGGGGCCTCCTGGTCATGGCTCACTGGAACCCCACAAGCTGAAGCACAGCATCGTGGCGGCCATGACCTCGGAAACCATGGACGCCCTGGTCGCTGCCCAGGAGTTGTTGTCCAAGCAACCGACCCTCGGTCAGTACACGTGGGCCGGTCTGATGGCGCCCATTGGACGCCCAACCGGGGAGCCACGCCGCTCTCGGATCTTTGAGCCTGGTGCGCTCTATCACCGGGTGCTCCCGTTGCCTCTGGACTGGCGCGAGCGTCAGGGCCCCGGTCATGGTGGGGGCCTGACCGTGGGTCGGATCCTGGGTATGACCTATGGCCCCGACCACGACGGCCAGGAGTGCTGCTGGGGCTGGGGCGACTTCCTTGACGAGGAAATCATCCCGGAGGCAAAGAAGGCCCGCTACCTGGCACAGATGGGGGTGGTCGGTCCCAGCCTGGACCCAGGGGGGGACGTAACGGCCACCGTCAACCCGGAGAACGGCCAAGAACACATGCTCAAGTTCGGCATCGGCGGGTCCACGCTGGTGCCCATTCCGGCGTTCACCCAGTCCGGTCTGTATGTGTTCGACGGAGACGGGGACTGGCCGGATGACGACATGGACATGTCCATGGACAAGCCGGATGAGGACTGCGGCTGCAACCAGGACAAGCCCAAAGCCGTGGGTCACAAGATATACACCGGGGAATCGGATGAGTACACGGTCAATTCCTCAGGGTGGCGTGGCCTGCCACTGGCCCCCCGTGAGGCCGTGTTCGACAACGACGATGCGGTGAAGCGGATCACGGCCTGGGCGGCCGGGGACCCCAACAAGATGCGTAAGGCATTTATGTGGTTCTCCCCGACCGGGAACGCCCTGGACCCAACCAGCTACCGGTTGCCGGTTGGGGACATCATCAATGGCAACCTCACAGTGATCTTCCACGCCATCTATGCCGCCGCTGCTCTGATGTCAGGTGCCCACGGTGGCCTTCCGGACGTGAGCCCGGAGGACGTAACCAAGATTCGTTCCACCATCACCGATATCTATGCGGAGATGTCCAAGTCGTTTGGGGACGCCAGTCTCCGGGCGCCTTGGGACCGTTCAGCTCAGGAAGGTGTACAACTCGCCATGGATGAATTTGCAGCCGCAGAGCCCTACGGCGACGTGAAGTACGCCGACCCGGGCTACAACGGTGAGAAGAAGTACCCCATCGATACCCCGGAGCACATCCGGGCGGCGTGGGCATACATCAACGTGGCCAAGAACGCGGCCTTCTACAAGCCAAACCAGTTGGCCGCGATCAAGCAGCGGATCAAGGCCGCTGCCGCCAAGGCCGGTATCGAGATCTCCGACAGCAGTGGTGGGGAGCAGTCCGCTGCACCGAAGAAGAAGGCGCCCATGGATAACCAGTACTCAGCCAGTGGCATCCCAGTGCACCCGCCCAAGGCCTGGTTCGAGGATCCGCACCTGACCCGTAAGACCAAGCTCACGGTGACTGAGGACGGTCATGTGTTTGGTCACCTGGCGGCCTGGAATGAGTGCCACCGTGACGTGACGATGCGGGAATGCGTCCTGGCTCCCCACTCGGAGCAGGAGTACCGGCCGTTCCACCTTGGTTCGGTTCTGACGGCAGAGGGCGAAGTCATTGACACCGGAAAGATCGTCATGGATACCCGGCACGCCAGTATCAACCTTGGCTATGCTGCTGCCGCATTGCACTACGACAACACTGGCGATGAGATTGCAGCCATTCGCTGCGGTGAAGACCAGTTCGGTATCTGGTTCTCCGGATCTGTTGTCCCTGAAGCGACACCCCAAAGGATCGCTAAGCTTCGTCGTTCTCCTCTCTCGGGGGACTGGCGCCGAGAGGGTGGATCTCTGGAACTTACTGCGGCCCTTGCTGTTAACGCTCCGGCTTTCCCCGTCTACAGCATGGAAGACGATGAGCGCACCGCCCTTGTAGCCGCTGGATCGGTGTGGTTTGAGGACGAGGAATTCGAGTACGCCGGTCCTCCCACCACTGGTATCACTGGCCTGATCCAGAACGCGGTCAACGACGCGTTCTCCGCTGCCGGCTGGGACGAGGAGGACACTCAGGATTACCGGGCACAGCG